TTACCAATGCAAACATCTGCTTTTGGAAAAGCTTGATACCATTTAGCAACTCGCTTTATAGCTAAAGAAAGTTCATCTCCAGCACTCATGCCGTCTGGATCATGTTCATGGTAACTCCAGCCGTGTGCATCAATAATATCTCCAATAAAAATAATTTGGTTACAATTATAATTAGCATATGTTTCTTTGCAAAAATCTAAATAACCATCTAAACAAAACGGCTCATGTAAATCTCCGATTATTAATATTCTACGCTCTTTTTTTGTGATGTGTTTAAAGGCAGTAAGTTTATTGCCTTTTAATCTTGGTCGTGCTTCTTCCATACTATATGTACGGGAATAAGAGAAAGTGTCCTTATTTTCTGGTTTTTTCATAACTCCTTCCGCCGAAGTATGCTATAAACACAACGGAGCAAAGCTGTTTTAATGTTTCTATATGTACTTCTTCAAAGTTAAAATCTTGAAAAGTAGAATCTAATAATATAAATAGAATTAAACTTACTGTCATAAAGATTAAAGTAAGTGGTCTTACATTCTTTGAAAGTTTATTATCACTAGCAAGGTCTGAACTCCATCGTTTTGTAACCTCTTGCATTTCAGTTATATCTTGATCCAATAAACGAAGTGCCATCTCTTTATCTTTGATTGGCATTGGTTGCTTTTCAATAAGGTTTTTAACCACGCCTAACAATCCAGCATCTGGCAAAACAGTTCCTAAAGTGTCAACAATAGAGGAGCCATTGGAAGCTAAAAATTTCCCAACCTTAGTATCTTTAAACTTCTTTGCCATATACCCATTTAAAATGTAAACAAACTACTATTAAATAAACTTTTATTTCTTTGTGATCGTCTTTATCTAATGCTGGATAATATTCCCATCCGAATAATAATCCTCTTTGAATTAAATTGCTAAATTCTATTATCATAATTTATTTTTTTTGATTATTCCACCGTGCTTTAGTGCCTCTTATATCATAATGAACAAAAGAATTGTACATTCCAAGCCCTCCTTGTAATATTTCTCCCTTTTCAATTAGAAGTTCTAGTGTTATATAAACCTCCATCGGAGTCATGCCTTTTATAACTATATCAGCCGCTTTGCCAAAGCAATGCTGACTGGTCTCAATACGTTTTCCTGACTTTAAATCAATTTTATGAGCGCCCCCTATTTTAGCGTTGTAAGCTTCTGATCTGTAAGCACTATTAATTTTTATTGGCTTACCTATATAGTCTCTTAATGTTTGTAATTGATTTGCTACTTTAACTATATTATAAAAAACATCTAACGGCATTTCGCTTTCGTCATTACAATCAAACTCAGATTTACTAAAGTTTTTTGTCATTATTTTTTTTTATTCATTATCCACCATTTTTGAAGTGTATAAAAAATCGTGATAAGTAGAAGAAAAATTTTTAAGCCTATGTCAATGTCTGTCATGGATATACCAAAGCTTGAAGCGTTTATAAATAAAACTTTGTAATCTGCTATCATTTTATTTTTTTTTAAATCTATTATAGCATATTGCAATAGCTTGGTCTTTATCATGATAAGGCGTAAGCATAGGCACACATCTAATCATATAATCTGACTGCTTCTCTGCTGGTTTAGGTTTAGGAATTGGCATACTTATATCCTCTAAATTGATGACACCCTTCTCCTTTTACTTTTACTTCATATTCTAGCCAATCTTCAGATTCATCATGCCAAAGCACATCTACTAAAAAACCAGAGTTTCTAAGCCCTAGTCTAGCAATTAAATTTTCAGAATCAGCTTGTTTATCAATAAACTTTTTTGCTAATGCTTGAGTAGGGAAAACGTATTTCCCCACTCTTACAGCTTTCTTTTTACTTTTTTTCTTTACTACTTTCATCTTCTTTTGGTCTTGAATCATTTTTTTCTAAATCTATTATAACAAATCGCAATAGCTTGATCTTTCTTGTGATAAGGCGTAAGCATAGGCACACATCTAATCATATAATCGCTTTGCTTTTCTGCTGGTTTAGGCTTTGGTATCGGCATCTTACATTTTATTATCTTGGTAAGAAACCCCAAAGAATCCATGAACTCCTTCATCTTCTAAATCAATAGCTTTAGACTTCCAGCCATAAGGATGGTCAATCGTTACATTACCTTCTTCATCGGTTTCTTCTAAATCTTTCCATAGTACATCAACAGAATATTTGTCTGATAATACTGGCGCTTTAGTTTCTTCTCCTTCTTCATTGTATTCCGCTTGCTCTAATACTATAAAGCCAAGCTTTACGATAGTATGTTTGTGAGTAGGGTAGTCATTACCATCTTCATCAGTTGCGTGTGGTAAAGAAGCTATTTTAGATAAAGCACTTGCTTCATCATTGAATTCATATTTTGAAATTTTCATATTATAAAGTTGTTAATGTTTGTAATTGTGCATCTGTTAATGCTTCGTTATATACTGCTACTGTTTTGCATTTTCCGTAGAAGTCTTCTGCTCCATCACCACTATCAAAACTTAAATCATTTAAAGTGCCATTTGGAAACACATTTCCTGTTGATGTGCCTACCTCAACTCCATTAACCCAAAAAGCAAAATCATTTAATTTATATTTAACAGCTAATTTGATATTAGAGGTTTGAGATATTGAAAAAGGCATTGTGCTTCCTTGTACAACACCATCTTTAACAATGCCACTTAAAACTTGATTGCTTGTTGCTCTAAACTGTAAAAAAACTCTATTTGATGCTGTGTTATTTATTGATATAGTTCTCGAAGTTCCATCATCAGCTAAAGCACTTATCTCTGCATACAACACACCTTCTGCAGAATTAAACGTAGAGGATGTTCCAGCACCAAAGCAAGTTTCAGCAGCTCTTGTTTGTGAGCTTCCATTAGTTGGGATGTATGATGTAGGGTAGGATAAGGCTTCTGCTTGTGCGCCCCATATGTAAACGCCTGAAGTTCCATCGCCTGTGTAAGTTACATTCCAAGAATCATCATAAAAGTATAGCGCATATGACGTTCCACTTGTTCCATCAGCAGTAGTGGCTATTTCAAACCATCCATTTGGTAATGCTGTTATTTTTCCAAGACTGCTTGTTTCAGAATAAATAGTTCCTGTGGATAAATCAAATTTAGTTCCTTTACTCGCCCCATCAATCCATAAGGATACTTTTGTTGTTCCGTTAGGTTTTATGCGTATAGAATTAGAATAATCTACTGCTGTAAAAGTGTAAAATACTTGTATTTTGTGTAATCCTGTACTTGTATCCTCCATCAACTTGTCAGCATTTAAACTTCCATCTGGAGAAGTAGTTGCATCGGAAACAACACTTGCCCCTGTTTTAGTCCAAGCAGCATTGCTAAAATCCTCACTATAAGTAAGCAAGTTAGTACTCTGTGGCTCAAGTAAGATACTTGCAGTACCATTAGTATAATCTAATCTTGGTATGTCTGTTGCTACTGTTTCTATTAAATAATCTGGATTAACTCTTGTGGCACTTGAATTTCTTGTGAAGTCGAAATCAGCATCTATCATTTCTTTTACGGATATGTTTGTTATAGAGCCAATGAAACTGTTATCTGCTTGAAATTTTAATTGGTCGTTTCCTGATGGTATTGCATAAAAAGTATGCGTACCTTGAACGACATAATTTAAGTTAGTTTGCCCAAGTCGTGCCCTAACTGAACCTGCTGTTGCTTCAACGTCAAAAGATATTCGGAATGTACTTGTTAAATTAGGAAATACACTTGCTTGAACTAAATCTGTTGAAGATGCTGCAACTAATCTTTCTGCCTTACCCTCTCCAATACTCCATCCAGTTCCTAAAGCCCAATTATTAGCTCCATCACTAAAATTACCATTTACTACAAGCTCTTCTCCAAAAGGAATAGCTGGTTTTATAGAATTTAACACACCTACTCCATAAGCTGTTGGAGTGGTTACAATACTTGCTTTATATAATAAATTAGTCATTACAGTCGTTTATATCGTTCAACAATTGAATAGTCATTATATTATTCTCATAAGTGCTAGTCCTTCTTCTTAAATCTGACATTAAATAGGAAACTAAATAAACAGAACCCCACTCGGAAGTTGTCGTAGCATTTCCCCACCATGCGTAGCTGTAACCGATTCCCCAATTTGATATATTTGCTGTTATACCCATAATTTATTTTTTTCTTGTTCTTTTATAACTTCTTTTTTCTTTTCCAAATATTTTTCTAACTTTATAATGTTAGCTTGTTTCTGTTTATATTTTATAATACCCATCCACCGAAATCAGCGTTAGAAGTATCAGGATAAATATCGTCCTCACTGTTCGAATTGTATTCTGGGAAATTGCTTTGATTGTAAATCATATAGCTTGTAAAATTATTGGTGTAAAATTGTGCGATGGATCGGTACGATTCTACTAAATAATCAACCTCGTTTTTATCAACTGTCAAAGCGTTCTCTGACTGCCCTTTAAACACGCCTTTTGCACCGACTTGATATGCGGCAAATGGCATATAGCACGTTAAAGCCCAATAAATTGTCATGGGTTTTACGTAAGTTTCTAAAAGTGTTTTATAAGCTGCATTTGCTGGAAGCCCGATAGTACCAGCAAGAATTAAATCCTGCAATTTTTCTAAAAGTTTTGTCCCGAGATAAGATTGGATTTCTGTATCCTGGGCAATTTCGACGATATAAATAAACTTATCTGGATCTACATTCCCTGATAAAATAGAATATCTTTTAATATCTTGTGTTGTTATAAATAATGCTTTTGCCATGTCTTAATTTTATTTTACTCCTGGATAATGACCATCATTAGGCATATTAATTGGTGCTTTTCTAGCTTGTTTTGAACCACTAGGGTTTCTATTATATTTTGTTGGAATTTTACCAGTTGTTTTATAATCCTTTAAATTGTTGGATTCTTCTGTATTTGCTCTTAATCGATATAAGACTCTTTTCCAGATATGGCGGCAGTAAACTCCGCCCTTGAATTTAAACAAATCGTAAGCCTGTCTATTATGTCCTAATTCCCTATTTACCCCTTCTTCTGTTGCTCTGTCTATATCTTCAATAGTCCATACAATACCTGTACTACTCATATCCATCATATTTCTACAAAATGCTCTTTGTGATGAACTTAATTTAACAGAACCAACAGCATATTTATAACGTATTTTATATTCTCCATTAGGAGAATCTAATACGCTAAAAACATTTCCTTTTTTCTTAGATGTTACATAATCTTTTAACCCTATTAATCCTTTAATCTTTGATAATGTGCTTTTTTTCTCTTTAATTAAATAGTTTGCCCAATCTTCATTAGTTACATCATCCTCTGCATCTAACTCATCTACAAACACATAGTCATCCGACATTTTAACACCAGTTTCTGCTAAAGAACCAAGCACATTTTTTTCTTCATCTTCTGACAAACTTGCTTTTTCATGGGATTCACAAGGCATGTACCATACCTCGCCATCCATCTCGTGTTGATGATGCCCCTTACAGCCTTGTTCTAAGGCTTTTAATTCAGCTTGTTCAATAGTTTTATAGGCTTCAATTCCGTCAATCATTTTAAGATTAACTTTAGTCATTTCATAACCTGTTTCTTCTTCTATTACTTCTTTAGTTTCAAGCACATCTATATCGCTGAACTCAATTGGCTTTAAAGTCTTAAAGTATAGGTCTAGCGATATATTATTAACTGATAAAATAGCATCAATACAGTCTATAACTTGATCTTGATAATTTTGAATAACAATTGAATCAAATAATTGCGTTGCTACTTTAATTTCGTCGGCATTGTTGCCCATTCCGTCATTCCCTTCTCTAATACCGAGTAGCATTGGACTTGTTACCCTATGACCAACGATTAGCTTTTTAAAGCACTCATCAGCTAAATAAGAATAGTGAGCTGGGGCGTCATTTAGAGGAATATCGTCAATGGTTGTCTTTGCTTCAACGTTGTTGTTAAATGCAACAATTACCTTTTCGCCTCTGCTTCCTGTTAATTTAGATAATACATCACTTTTAATAGATTGCATTTTATCATGATCAGGAACGCCGTTGTTAAAATTAACGACCTTCGTACCTGAAAAACCATTAATGCAATCGTTAATTAAGTAGTCTCCGATTTCGTCTTCTAAAACAGCGTATGGCATAGAACTTGACCAATCTGGTTGAGAATAGTAGTATTTTCCAGCCTCGTAAGGTTTTAAAACATACATTTCAACTCCATTAGCTTTTCCATATCCAAATGCTGGTATTCTTTCTGGTTTTTCACTTGGCTTTAAATTTTCCCAATGATTAGAATAATACCACGCTTCTATTTCGCCTGATTTTTCTTCGCACTTTTCAGCTCTCAGTGTTTCCATTGGAAAATGATGCACCTCTTTTATTTTACCATCTTTATAAACTAATTGAAAAGCAGCCATTCCTAGAATCTTATAATCACTTATAAACCTTCTTAAATCTTGCTTCTTAAATAATGACATCATTTGAGCGTACTGCTCAGGTCTTCTGTCTCCATCGTGTGCTGCTAGTCCTTTTCCATAGATCATGTTAGAAACCCCTATGCAAATCGCTCTATTAGTGGTTGAGTTGTTGTTTACATCGATTATATAGTTAAAATAATTATTTTGCTGCCCGTATTGAATCCAGTTTTTGCTTTTAAGTTCTAAAACTTCTGGAGAAGTGTATGCAGATAAATTGGTTATAAAAAATTCGCTCATATTACAACGTATTTGTTTGTGGTTTCGTTCTTAACAAATTGATCTTTGTTAATACTATAAATGCTAATGTCTTGATCTGTGCAAAAAAGCATATCTCGATATACGATAGAAATGCCATTTAAAACTTTTAGAGTGTAAAACCTGCCTTCTATTAGTGCTGGAGAAAATGTTACGTTTCCTGTTAAATAGTATCTTTCTTTGACAAAAGTTAAACCTGCGTAAGTTACAGGAGTGTTTGTATCTTGATCTATTATGACAATAGAAGTAGCTGCATATTCACGTGGAATAAACTTTAATTCTTGTGCATTTACGTTAGTTGTTAAAATGATCATTTAATAGTCTTTTAGTATAAACACAAAAAGTCGTTTTCTGTTATATAAAAAAAGGCAAAACCTCAAGTAATGCCTTTTTTTAATTAAGAAAATAGATAGTTATGTCCCTACAACAATAACTGTATTCGTGCTATCTCCGATTATTAACGAGGAAATGAAGTTAGCGGGAGATTTCTCCATACCAACTAATGTTAAATTATATCCGTTTAAATCTCCCATACCTGCGCCAGTTGCTGTGTTTACAGTAACCTCAACGCCGTTTTCTGTACCTGCTAAAAAGTAATTCCCATTATAATCTTGAAAGATTACTTGTGGTCTTCCGTAACTTAAAAGCTTTAATTGAGCTGTTGTTACTTTATCCTGTTTCTTTAAAGCTACAGTTCCAGTTTGTGTCCAGAAACTCGTTCCGTTTTCCCTAGAATTTTCATTTGCTTGATCAAAGCTATTCACCCCTTTCAGGTCAAACTTGTAAAAAGTTAGTGGTGCAGCAAATCCAGTAATTTGATCGTCAACTACTGTAATTCCTCCGTCTGCTGGAGCGTTTAATAAACCTGAGGTATAAGCTCCGCCGATGTATATTGCTATAATCCCGCCGACTGAGTCCTTGCACGGTTCTAACCTGCCTAAATTAATATCACATGCCATAGTTATTTTTATTTTATAACTTATTGAGTGTCAAGTATATACAAGACACTCTTAAGTTGATTATTATTTATTTATTATCCTGCATAGTAAACTACGTTCGCCCCGACGCCAAGTTGCGCGGCTGCTGTGAACCTCATTAAAATACGTACATTTTGACTTCCTGTAATTGGAGTTTCATCAATCGTGCGGACTTCATTATAGTCGGACATCAATCCAGTGCCAAAAAATAAATTTGATTGCTCTGCTGCAATCATTGTGTCGTCTGACATCCCTCTTGCCACGAAGATAGGCACGCCTCCAAAAGTTAGGCTACCATTATCGTACCATTGTGTCCCTCGATTATCTGAACCAGCGTTTGAAGTTGCCGCTACTGCGAAGCCCCCAAGGGCACGGACGTATAATTTTTGGGCTTTATTGCTGATGTAAAGCGTTAAATCTTCCTTTCCATAAAGTGCGTTTGGAATTAAATCCACCACTTTTTGCATCTCATCAATTATATTGGCAGCAGTTAAAGGAACTGCTCCAGCTACGTCTAAAACAGTTGCATCTGCCGCCGCTAAAGTTTCAAACCCGTTGTACTCGCCAGCCTGAGCTCCTCCAAGATTTCCAGTCCAAAGATTAACTTCGTTTTGTGCTGCCACTTTTCCAGCTACATAACCAATTAAATATTCAGAAAATGAAGTTGGTAATCCATTATTATTAAAAGCACTGTATCCCATCTGAATCGCATCCCAAGTATTCAGGAAGTCGGATTTGCATAATTGCAAATTTACCTGAAACTCCAACGGTTGAAGTATTACCTCTGAAAGTGTTACTGATGACGAAGCTGTGAAATCACAAGTACCGTCAGCGATTAAATCGCCAGTTTCGACCTTTTGGATAATTTGCTTAAATTTGATATTTGGCATAATTGTTACTGCTCCAGCATCAAGCGTTGAAGCGGTTAAAAGTGCCGCCGATATATACTTACCCGAGAATTCCCCCGCATAGCTAGAAGAAATCGTGACAGCCGTTGCTAATTCTGTTCTTTTTGACATAATTTTAATTTTTAAATTTTAGTTGTTGTTAAATAATCTTGCGAATACTCTATCTTGAGTATTCATTGGTCTGTTTTGCCCGTATTGATGCGCGTTGATCTTTCCCTTTTTTTCAGGATTATGAGTAATCGCTTTAGAAGTTTCTGAAGACAAATCAACTTCTATTTCTGAAGCTTCTACTTTGTTTTCTTTGTCTGCTTTTAAATCGCTAATTGCATCCTCGAGGTTCTTAATTCTTTTTTCCAACCCTTGCCAATCGGCAACGTCGGCTTCTTCAGCAGCTTCTACTTCTTTCACAACAGGTGCTTCAACAGTTTCTTCTACTTCCTCCTCTACAGCTTCTTTTACCTCATCAATGATTCCGTCTTCAATAACGATTAGCATCATGCCGTCGTCTAAAAGATATTCGCCTTTTGGTACTGCAATTCTTTCATCTTCATCAGTTATGATAAAAACTTCTTTACCTTTTTCAAATGCATCAGCTTCAAATCGAGTGCCATTTTCTAGCTTTCTCTCTTCTAACTTTACATCCAATCCAAGTAAAGCTTTCACTTTGTTTAGTGTTTCTTTTGATTTCATATTTATATTTGTTAATTAGTTCTAATTATAGTATAAAACTCATGTTAATAATCTTGTTGTAATTTCAATTTATTATACGATTAAAGCTGGATATAATCTAAATTCTATAGCTGAGCTAGGAACTCCATCGTTTTGGTATTCACCTTGACTAAAAAGTCTTAATTGCGAATTGGTTGACTCGTCCTGACTATAAAAGAAAGGTGTATAAACGTCATCTAAAGAACCAGCAAATCCAAATGATGCCCAAGAAGCAGTTCCTACCGAATATGATTGTAAAGGAGAATTTACAGTAGATCCATCTAGCCATTTACTTGGAATAAAAGGTGCTGCGCAATTTAGAGTTAACTCGTTTCCTGCTCCTGCTGCAACAACAGAAGCAATTGGATTTCCGTATCCTTGTGCTACCCAAATTTCATCTATAAGAACCTTAACAGTTCCAGCATTATCCCATGTGAAAATTGTTGTTAAATAAGGTCTTCCTATTGGTAAGCCTCTATAATATGTGTTTGTTGTAGTTGGCATAATTTTTATTTGTTATTAATTAGTTAGTTCTAATTATAGTATAAACCATATATTAATAATCTTGTTGTAAATTCAGCCGTTTTGACCTGTTGTAGCTCCTATTCCTTGATTCTGTAGATCGCCGTTACAGCATTTAGAATTATAAGTATTGTCTTTGCATAAGCATCCTCTTTTACCACCTACTGGCGAGGTTCTGCTAGGCGTTGGTGTTTGATTCTTTGAGTACATCTATTATATCTTTAAGTATTTTATCATCTTTACTGTATTTTTCTTTTTTATTTAAGCGATCTGCAAAGTAGCCTTCTATGCTGAAACCGCTCACTCGGTTCTCCTTGACATAATTCTCCCATACATTATCATTATCGATTTTCATTGACACCATCCATGTCCCGATTGGCATATTTAGCCCGTATTTTCTAGATTTATCATGTACCTCGTCTTCAATTAACCAAGACTCAACGACTGTCATGCCTTCTAGTTTTTCTTCTGCATGTTCCATAGTTGCTTGAGCTTGATTACCAGCTTTTAAAAACATCTGAGAGGCTTTAGCAACCGTTTCTTTTGAAAAGAAAATATAAAATTCTTGTTCTCCATTCTTACGATAAATCGGTTTGTCTGGAATTAAGGCTGCCCCAATTAACAGTCGTTTTTCTTTAGATACTTCAGCAAGCCTTATTTGTTCTTCACTCTTAAGAGCGATGAAGTTTTCTTCTATTGCTGGAGCAGAGACAACGCTAATAGCTTCTATTCCGCTGTACTCATCATTTTCGTCTATAATTAATTCAATTATTTCCATTTTTTTTGTATTGTCTTTTAATATAAACCTGTTTTACAGATTTCTGTTATATTAACCTCCTAAAGTAGCTCCAGATATAATGCCATTTTCTAAGCTTTGAGCAGTAGTCACATCTTGTGAAACTACATAAGTTTGAATAGGGATTTGCTGCTGGTCTCCTAGTGCAGATGCTATTTGGCTTCCAGCTCCTTGACCTACTATATTAAATTGAGGTTGTTGAGCTGGTGGTATTGGTGGGGGAGTTGCACTTACTCCTCCTCCTCCTCCTCCTTTTACTTTTTTAAGAATATTACTAGCTTGTTTTGCTGCACCTACTACGGCAGCAATTTGTGTTGCATAAAATACTGGAAATGTTAATCCAGCCGCTAGACCTGTGCCTTTAGCTGATTTTTGTGCTATATCTAAACCTTGTATATAACCAATTCCAGTTCCAATTATAATTTCAGCTATTGCAGCAGCTTTACTTGCAGCAGTACCCTCGTCAAATAGTCGCCCTAAATCACCTATTGCTTTACCAGCATTTGTAACTGAAGCAAGAGTTAAACTTTTTTTTGCTTCTGCTATAAGCTTATCGTTTTCTAATTCATCATTTTTAATTTGGTTATCTTCATCCGCGTGTTTCTGTTTTAAGTCAGTCTTTTTTTGTAGATATTCTTCTTCTATTATTAAAAGAGCATCTTCATCATCTTTATATAACATCTCAAGCTCTTGGCTTTGTTCTAATAACGCTGTACGTTCAATTTGTCTCTTCAGCTCTAATTCACTTTTAGTATAATCTCTAAGTTGCTGATCTCTTGCAATTCTTTTTTCTAGATCTTCATTATAGTGCTTGTCTTCTATAGCTTTTTTTCTTTGAACTGCAGCTTCGTCAATAAGCTTAACCGCTTCTTCATCATCTTTATGGGCTTTCCTTAATTCTCTAAAATGAGCTGTAAGGTTTTTAAATTCCATTTCTCTTGATAATTTTGAAGCTTCTTCTGAACTGTATGCTAAAAAAGTTTGTAATTGGTTGTGTGCTAATATTTTTTTATCATCAATTATTTTTTGTGCCGCTAAATCGTCTTGTGCGTGTTTATCTTTTAAGCTTTTAAGTGTTGCACGTCCAGCTATTAAAATCTTTTTATGCTCTGCGGATTGATTACCATAGAATTTTACTGCTTGTTTTGCTAGCTTATTATATTTATCTATTGAAATTCTAATTTCTTCTTCCTTTATTTCTTTTGCAGTTTGAATCTGTCCGACTCTTATTTCTTCTAACTCTGCATTTCTAATAGCGGCTAATTTTTTGGCATCAATTATGGCTTGATCTTTTAATGCTTTTTTATCTTTATCTACTTGTAAAGATTCTTTATCAAGATTTAATAGATCAGTACTAATAGCAAAGTTTTCTAAATACCCAGCATAAAGTTCCTTCGATAATTGTTTGCGCAATTCATCACTTAGTTTTAATTTTAAGGCTTGTTTTATTTCTTTTCTTCTTACATCATTTGCAAGTTTTTGAACTATTAATTTATTTCTTAACGCTCTAGTAATTTCTTTAGTAGACTTGCCTTCATCTTCTGTGAGTTTTTTTTGAGCTTTTAAGACAGCAATATATGCACTTGCACTTTCGTTTAGTACATTATATTTTAACGATTGATTTTCTATTGCTCTACTTGTTCCTTTAACATAATCTACTATATCACTCCAATATGCAACAAGTAACCCACCAGCTACAACTAGCGCACCTATTCCAGTTGCAATAATTGCCTTTCTCATTCCTTTTAGACTAAAATTAAATAGTTTAGTAGCTTCAAAAGTATCCCTCATCCTAGAAGCAAGACCTCCAGTTAATTGATCTAGTATAGCAATAGCTCCACCATTTTTAGTTACGTCCTCAAATGAACTAGCAGTACCCTTATTTGCATTATCTAATTTTTTACTAGACTTTGTTAAATTATCTACAGCAACAGTGGTGGTGGTTATGTCTGCTGTTGCCGCTGCCGTATTCGCCTGGACATTTATTATTACTGTATTTGCCATCTCCTATTTCGTTTTATTTGTTTATACCCTTCTTTTAATGATTCAGGTAATTTGTTCTTTCCTTTTGCTATTTCTATGGTTTCATCAATACCATAAAATTCATCTATGTTTAATAATTTTAATATCATCATATTGTTATGAGTTCTATTTGACTTTTGTTATTAATCAGGTTAATGTTTAAGCTATTAATTCTATATTGTTTGCCGTTAATTATTAAGATGTCAGCTAGTGTATAATTAAGCACAATGCTTAAAGGCAAGTAAGCAGTTACTTTAAATATTCTTGATTTTTCTAAGAATAGGTTTATGATATAAGTACTATAATAATTATTGTAAAGTGTTCCTGTAAAGTTTGTTAAACCAGTATATTCATTAATCATATTGCCAAAGTTTATATTTGCTGTACTTGTAGCAGCACTTAACGAAACACTGTTAGAAGCAACTATATAAGAAGTTAGCTCCACTCTTGAAGTTGGTGTTGGTAAAAAAGAGATTGAAGTAGTAGCGCCTCCGCTTTTTAAAATAGGATAAAACAAAATAGGTTTACCAATATAAGACTGTTCATTATCATTTACGCAATAACCATATTGAGCAGTTGTTAAAGTACTTCCTGATGCATCAGAAACATTCGCTAATCTTTCAAAAAGCATATGTTCAAACGGTAGTTTGACTTCATAAATTCCGCCATCTAAATTATCTGTATCATTATTAAAATATTCTGTCCCCCATTCTTGAACTTGCAACTGTTCGTACTGAGCAGCTAAAAAAGTTTTTAATCCTTCGTATTTAAATTTGATTTCTCTATATGGCAAAGCCACAGCTACAGTGCTTGTTTTTACGTCAATATACTTAGTAATGTCGTATGTCGTAGAAGTAGCGTAAAAGGCATCTAAAGTATCTACATAGATAGTTCCATCAGCTTTAACATAAGCAACTAGATTGAACATCTTAAACAGCCCAGTTAAGAAGTCTATTATTTTAATATCTGGGGTTTGCAGTTTTACAATAAATTCAAAATTAGTGTCTGCTGTAAATGAAGAAGATAATTGATAAACATCTGTTTCTATAGGATCAATAGGGGTTTCTTGATTTTGAACAGTCCATATGCCAGAAGTAAAAAGAATTGCGACTGTTGTAACAGTAATTACTACTGTATATTCTCCACTGTAAGCTAAGCCAAAATCTCCTGTAATACTAGATAAAGTTTTAGAGCCTATAAAAGTTCCTTGAAATAAAGTTACCCCATTTCTAAATACTTCTACTTGATATGAATTAGTAGTATCAGCCGTTATTAATTTCAATTGTAATAAAGTATTAACATTATCGTACGAATCAAATTCAGTATTAACAGTCAATGTAGATGCGCTAGTCATTGATGACCATACGCCTGTAGCTCCTGAAGTCCAGCCTGTGACAGAATTAGGAAAGCTATCTACTTGATCGCCTGTACCTACTGAGCCAGATTTACGATGCAACCACATAAATAAACTATGATAAGGAGCATTCGTAGTATTAAAAAAATCATTACTAAAAACAATACTGGGGTACTGCGTTTGAATTGCTTGAATAAGTCTATGTATTCTAATTGCATATTTTAAATCTGAGTATAAAACACCATGATAATCTACTGTGCCACCATGATAATATAAATTTCCATCTCCATTAGTTGCATGTTCTACACTATCATAATAAAGTCTTTTTGTGTGTGTAATTAAAGGCGTTATAATATCATTACCAGCTACATCAGGATCAAGCTGTAGCAAATCTTTAATATTACTAGAATTGTAAAGTAAGTTTTCAGGATCGAGACTATTTAAATCTGCCAACTTATTTTCTCCTAGTATTGTGTTTAAAGCAATTGTTTCACCATAAAAAACAACCTTGTAAGAGTATGCTTTATTATCTCTCATATCTACAGAGTTAAGCTTGACTTTACCTATTTTATAATCAACTCCGTTAAGTTTAAGTATTGCTGACACTCTTACCCTTGCATCAAAGCCTCCGCTGATTTCATAATTATAATAGTGCTTAAAAATCTGATTGTTTGTGGAACTTGAGGGTAGGCTAAATTGCTGGCTAAATGCTGTAAACACTTGCGATATATCTTTAGCATTAATTATCGTGTCTGTTATTGTAAGACTCTCATCTTTAAATAAGTCAACTCGTGTATTGCTTATATATAGTTCTACTACTTGCATTTATCTTATGTTGTTTATTGTATCAAAAGCAAAACTCACATCTATTGTGTAGTTGATTAAACTATCAGTAAGACTTGTTTTATAAGTAATTTGTTTACTCTCTATGTTGACTCCTAAAGTTTGACCTTTATATTCTATCCATACTTTCTCACTTAAAAATAATTGTCTGAAGACTTCATTGTAAGATTCAGGATAGTAATCACTATTTAATTTTAGAGTTTGATTTGCATTTTTAGTAAGTAGTTTAATTTGTGGATCATATGTATTATACGTTCCGTTAGTAAGTATATTAGACTTGTATCTTTCTTCATTTGTTGACATGCTTAATATAGAATTTGAAAACATCCATATTTCTTGATATGCACCAAACTTGTTTATAAAAGTTAGTTTTAAAGGAGTGTATTTACATTTTTCATAAGAGTTAATATTTATAGTTTGAGTCTTAGCACTAGTACTGATCTCAGCTTGATCAACATTAAAATTACCTGTATTGGTTATATAAGAAATTTGATTTTCTATTTTTGATTCTGCTGTAATAGCAACAGATAAAACTGTTGACCCTTGATATTTCCAAACTAGATTTGTTGCTATTGTATTATCAACAGCTATTGAAACCGTTTCATTAGTGTTTTTAAGTATTCTACTATTTGATTGTAATACATAATTATCTAATTGTGGGTTATCTCCTTCTTCAAAATATCCATAACCATAGAAAGCACGCTCTCCAAAAACTGTAGTAACTACAGGGCTTCCGCTTGATAATGTTTCTGTCGTTCTGTAGTC